TCTTCTTCGCATCATCAGGAAGTTCGCTGATTGTCTTGTTGTAGTCGACACCAGTGAAATTCCCCTCAGGAATACCATTGATGTCCGCGAGTCGGTCAACGGTCAGTGGGGCGGCAACATCGTTTGTGAGCTTCCCACCGCTTGTTGCTGCGGAGTATGCCTTTTCCAGGCGGTCATGATTTGAGTCGCGATGTGCAGCAGCGACCTTACCGCTCTCGCTTGACTGTGGGAGAGCGTGTTCTACGGTGACGGTATGAGTTGGAGTGACACTGGGGGCCTCTCCATTGTTCACGGATACTTCTGACATATATTGCTATTGATTCCTTTTTGTGTTGTGACTGAGCCCTTCTGGCGGCCCTCGGTGTGCATTTAGGACATACGTCCCATCATCATCTCTTCATCGTCGGCACCTGAGGACATCATCCCCATTGGCATCGGCTTCATTGCGGGGGCTTCCATTGGGGCGGGCCCGCCTGGACGTTCGCTACGAAGGAATCGCTTGAAAGCCTGGCTGCCTGCAAGAGCACGCAGCAGACCAGCTGCCATCTTGGCGGCACGGTCATCTACAATCTTAGAGAAATCAAGCTCCATCTCATCGAGACCAGCGCCCTTTGCAGCTTCGCTCACCATTGTGAGTTGTTTCATAAACGCTGGGGGAAGAGAGGGGACACTAACAGAGAACTTGGGGTATTCTTCAGTAACACCGAAGAGCGGCAGCACAGCGTTGAGTGCATCAACAATGGCGTTAAGCCCAGCAGGAGTTACAGCGCTAGTGTCAGGAGAGGCCATCGTGTAGACTTCTTCTTCAGAGTCGTCCATTGCCTTACCAATCTTCAGGAGTCCTTCCTCAGGGCTGCCTTCTTCGATTGAAACTTCCATTTCTACTTTAGGAGCCTTCGGCTTTCCCATCGGAATTCCACGCATAATTTAGTTGACCTCAGATATTAGACCGCTTTTTTCCATCGCATCGACGGAGAATGTCTCTGCCCACGCCTGCGAAGCATCGCCCCCGGCAAGGCGCTTGTTCTCTGTAAACTTTTCCATCACTTTGTCGTGGTCTCGCGCGTCTTTCCACTCGCTTGCAAGCTTGTCTTCGATGAAATGCTGGGGAAGGTCACGTTCATGGACAAGACCGCGCTTTCTGGCCTCGGCATCGGCCTGCATCGGGGTGAGTTCCTTACCAAAGGCGGAGATGTACTTTGCACCGGTGTCTCCCCACCGTCCAGCCGTACGTGCAGGCGCTGAGAGGAGCACCTTGCTCATCTGCGAGCACTTGGGACAGGGCATATCAGTGATGGAGTAATGAACAAGGTCTTCGAAAGCGCCATGCTGCGGACAGCGAAAATCTCTTAAGGGCATCTGTGATTATACTCCAGTCTTATCACGAGAGAGGATTGTATTCACCATAGATGCTGATGAGCCAGTCCCTGCGCCTGCAAGAGCCGCGGAAGCTGCGCCACCAGCTGAAGGAAATCCACCACCACCAGGAGCCCCGACAGGGGCGGCCTGAGCAGGCATTGTCTGAAGGAAACTCTCTGGGAGATTTAGAGTTCGTACTAATTCTTTGAGCATCTCTTCAGGAGGAACTCCCATCGACATGAGCAGCGAGGATGAACCGAGCAACTCACTCTTTCGTACGGCATCAGAGACTGGAGTTGAAGCATTGTCCTGGCTGTATATCGAGAAATCGTCGTAAAGGTCTGAGGACTGCACATTAAGATACTTTCCCTTAACAAGTAGTGTGACAGGCTCGTCTTGTAAATAGACTCTAAACATATTCATGAGTGTGCGGGCAAGCTGCTCAATCATGTCATCTCTTTCCCGAGCCATGCGACCAACCTCAGAGGAGGTGTAAGCAACGAGAGCGGCAATCTCAGTGGCTGAGCTTCGAGTGGCCTCGCCCCGTGTGAAGGGAGCCATGATGCTGCCACGGTCCTTGTCGGCACGGACGGCTTCGTAGTAGGAGGCAACCTCAACGGGAGTGGCTGTGTGAGGGACAGGCCTCATAACACCGTCGAGACTCTCACCGTCAACCTCAACATAGGCACCATCGACACCTGCAATGAGCTGCGCCATCTGCTCCTCATCGAATGCGCCCTTCTTTACAAGCCACTGGCGACTTGCCTTCCTGACTGCGTTTGCCTGGAAGGAGCGGATGATGTTCATCTCAAGGCACTGGTCATAGGTACGGCGCAGTGTGCTGTAACCATCCAGCGGCCGGTCAGGAATGTGGTTGAAGTAGAATGGAATGACGCAGTTGTCAGGGCTGCCATCAAACTTCCTGAAGGGGATAGGTCCCTCATCAAGGAACTCATCACCGCTCTTGTAGGCAGGACTCCAGAAAATCAAGCGGTCATTGACAAAGTCATAGAGCTCCACAACTTTGATAAACTGGAAGTATCCTTCGTCAGCAGAGTCACCAATCTGGGCAGGTCCGTAGGAAGAGCCGCCCCTGTCAACAGCCAGGCCGCCCTTGTTCCAGTACTCTAGACGTTCACCTGCTTCAAACTTCTTATTGCCAAACTTCTCCTTTGCATCTGGAAGTGGCAGGTAGTAAACGTGCCCACAGAAGCGCTGCTCATCCCAGCGATAAGCATCACGGTCAACAATGACCTCCCAGGGAGGAACTGCAACGGCAGTCACTCGGCGAATGGGGTCTGGATGCTCACGGGGCGCCAATTTTACAAACGACATTGGATAAATGAGGGCAAGACGGGCGGCATCCTCAATGATTCGGCGGTTTCTGAGTGTCCAGTTGTTGATGATTGCCCCAGCCTTCTCCGCATTCCCAGTTCCCTGGATACCAGGACGAATCGACACACCTGGCTGCCGTGTAAACAGCGAAGCCATGAGAGTTTCCACACTTTCATAGCCAACTGGAACTTCGATGACCACACCACCAATATCATTGAACGAACGTGTTGACGATTCATCCCCACCAGAGAAAATGCGGGTCTCATAGCAGTTTTTTAACCGAAAAAGTTCCGGCCTTTGAGTGTCCCAGTAGCTTTTGTGTCGGCCTGAGATGGCTGCAACTGTCTGAGGGCTGAGTTTGTATGCGGGCATTAGCTATTCCTCAATATTTTCCTGTTGTTTACTTTTCCACGGACCGTACTTCTTTCCTAGCTTTGGAGAAGGCTTACCTTTCCTTGCATCAGCTCTTTTTTGAATCCACTCAGAGGATTGAGGGCCGCGCTTCTTCCCTTTATTCCCACAACCGTTTTTGCTGCCTATTCCAGCAAGACGAATTTTCTCTTTAGTTTCAGCTGAAGGATGAGTGACCTTCATTGCGCTTCCACCAATTGTGCTGTTGAAGCCGTTCGCGTGACTGTCGTAGAGTTTGATGTAGAACTTCTCGAACGAGTTCATAAACTGTGGTATTTTGACTTCTCTCAGAATTTCGTATGTGAAAAACTCTGGAGGAAAACGCTTGTGATGCTTGAGCCAGCGCTGCTCGATGCGCTTCGACTGCCCGATGTAGCAGAGACCTGTTGCAATCTCAGTAATCTTGTAGATGCCTGTCATATTTCCCTTGTTGCCCACGGCAGACGCCGGCCTGAGAGAATCTTGCTGACACGCTGGCTCTTTATCCAGTCTCCCATGCGACCGTGGGCTCGGTTTGGAGGAGCGCAGGGCACTGAAAGCAGAGCCACATAGGCAAGTCCTGTTGCAATGACCAAATCATCGTGCTTGCCCTTTGGTGCCCTGGGGGAGGAGCCATCGGCGCGCATCTGCTGCAGCTCCAGGTAGAGGGGCTCCACCATTCGTCCAATTGCACCATTCTGCAGCTTTGTTCGGAGCTCTTCGAGCAACCTCATCTTCGTAAACTTGTTTGTTGTCCAGTCCCGGCCTGTCTCAGCCTCAGTCCAGAGAAGCCGCTTGTCAATTCCTAAGTCACGGATGCGACTCAGGACAACGGCACCGTGAGAGTTGCTCTCAATGAGAATGCTTCGCACATTCCACTCCTCACACCAGGCAAGAAGCCGCTCAGAGAAGCGACCAGGGCTCTCCTCGTTGCAGTGCCAGTGGAAGAGTGGCTGCCCAGTTTCGACACTGACAGCGGTGAGGGCGGTGTAGTCCTGCCCAACACCACTTGCAACGTCAACTCCAAGCACAACCTCATGGTCCTCCATCTCAGCTGGGGGAATTGTCCAGAGCTCACGGCCGGCCCCCTTCACAACCTCCAGTCCTTCAAGGTCTGAGGGCTGCAGCCAGGTCTTGGAGGAGGAGACGAAGGCTTCGAGTGGAGTTGCTGGATACTCCTGACAGAACTTGTCAGCCCCCAGTGAATGCATCATCGAGCGGCGCCAGTACATCTGGTCTTTTGTGAGCCCCCAGCGCTTCTGGACTATCTTCTCCTCCTGCGTCATGGGGGCGACGTTGGAGAGACCAAAGCGAGTGCTCTTTGTGTAGGCTGGATGCTCAAACCAAGGACTGAAGAAGAGCGCCCAGCCGTTCCCCGGAGCACCAAGCACAAGCTCCTGGTACTTGTCACCAGGTCCATTTGCCGTTGTCTCGATGACAAGTGTGCCGGTGTCACCAACGGTGCTGACGGCATTGGACAGGACCTCATCCTGCCCTTCGAAGTGTGCAAACTCGCTCAGATGGAGGGAGCTCATGGCAAAGGAGCGCGTGCCACCGCTCTTCATCCCCGAGGTAAAGGCACGTAGGCTTGCACCAGTGTCACGAAGCTTGATTGTTCGGGCAGTTGAGTTGTCAAGCTTGCGGGCCAGGGCGGCCGGCAGCCCTTCCACAAATCCCTTGTCAAGACCGTGCAGGAACTGAGAACTTTCGTGTGTGTAGCTCATGATTCCTGAGACGTGCGGCTCACGGGCAACAAGAGTTCGCCAGGTGAAGAAAGCTCGGACAATGGTGGAGGCACCAATCTGTCGGGCCTTTAGAATAACAACACGATTGTTTGCAAGAAGCAGTCGAGCAAGGCGTTCCTGGGCAGCGGTTGGAACAAACGGAACAGTCTTGCCCAGCTCTTTGCTGAAGACTGTGCAAAACTTCAGAAACTTGAAGAAGCCATCATCCCCACCAAACTCTTCGAGCAGTTCAGCAGACCATGAGTGAGCCACTTACTTCTGCCCTCTGATGAGCTCCAGTATCTGAGCTTGCCCGCTGTCAGTAATCTGCCCGTCGTTCTTCATCTGACGAAGGACATCACTGAACTCAAAGAAAGTACGAGGGCTCATCTTCCAATCAGCTTCAGTCGAGTTGGCATGGGCACCAAGTTGCATCACCGACATTATAATCGCAGGGCTATCACTCTTCTTGATGGCATCTGACAGGCTCTTCTTCAGCAGAAGAAAAGTTTCGTCAGTTGAAGGAGGAATGGATGTGTCAACTGTTTTACGGCTCATACTATTTCCCCACCTTTTTCCCGCTCAGCATCGAGGAGCTTGTGATATCTCTTCCAAGAAGCGGCAGGAGTCCGTAGCCCCAGCATGTCAGAGACCTCTCTCCAAGTGTGACCATTCTCTCGACAGAGGAATATCCACACCAGGTCGGCGTCGAAGCTTTCGAGAGCCCGGGGCGCCCGCGGCGGCGCGACCGATGCTGGGAGGACCGCCTCTTCTGGTGCTTCGAGACTCCCCCTATCCAAGGCCGCAATCATCTCATCCTCAGGGCTCTCCCGCTCCCTGTCCATCAACCATGCCAATATCTTCTCTGACCGAAGTAGCACGTGTCGCCGATAAAATTCGTCCGTCATAGAGTTGCACCCCTAGAACTATATAGGGGAGTCACTGGTGGAGCACGCGTTTATTCTCAGTAAAAAATTTGATAGGTCCGTCAAAGAATCTTAGAAGTGTGCCACATGGAGCCCCTCCCCGCTCTGAGGGCGCCAGTGTCTCAGTGTCCTCACTTCTCTCAGCGTCCATATGCTATCATGGCTGCCCTTCTCAGAGTGCGGCTCCGCCCTCCCTGCTCCCCTCTCTGTGAGAGCATACTCTCAGTGCCCGCCTCCCTCCGGGCAGAGAGAGCTCAGTGCTAGGAGACCGCCCCCCTCGAAGCACAGCCGGGCCCGCCGACCGCGGTGTCCTTGAAGAGTGCCGGATGGCAGAGAGCACGGGCCAACCAGCAGTACGTCGAAGGCCACTCCTGCTGCGTCACCTGCTGCGACTCGGTCGAGTAATCGATGAGAGCCCACGTGTCATCTTCACCGAGGGCGGCAAACATCTCGATGACCGCCTCGCGGCTGTGTTGCAGCATGAGAGCGGCGGTCCACGACCACTCGTGGCGGGGCTTCGAGGAGAGAGCTCGGATGAAAGCAGAGTAGGCGCAGCGGGCAATGAGAGTCTCGTAGTCGGTCCGGGTCGTGTGAGTCATGGTGTCTGCCTTGTTGGTAAATACATT